ATACGGTCGAGATCGATGGCAAAAGATTCTATACGGATTCTACAGGCGAGAAGAAGTATCCGTCTGTTACTACTGTAACATCTCTATTGACCAGAGATCAGATCAAACTTTGGCGTCAGCGTGTTGGTGAAGAGAAAGCAAATCGCATATCTTCACGAGCATCAAATCGTGGTACAAAGTTTCATTCGCTTGTTGAAGATTATCTTCGCAAGGAAAAAGAATACATCGAGTTCGAAGATGTCATGCAGGAGGCACAGTTCAAAGGTATTCAACCTGTGCTAGATGAAATCATGCCTTTAGCTCTCGAAGCACCAATGTATTCCGATAATCTTGAAATGGCAGGACGAGTTGATTGTGTTGGTTTGTTTGATGGTGCAGTAAGTATCATTGACTTCAAAACAAGCAGTAAGTTCAAGACAGAAGAAATGGCAACACCTTGGTATTACCAAATGACAGCATACGCCGTCATGGTCGAAGAGTTGACAGGCAAAGCAGTTGAAGAATGTATAGCACTAGTTGCTATGGAAGACGGACACTTTCAAGTGTTTGGTTGTAATCCTGAAGACTATGTGGAAAAACTATACGATCTTCGACAGCAATACAGAAACTTATATAAAGTATAATGGCAGAAATAAAATTTATAAGAAACGAGAACCATACGGTTTTTGTAAAAAGAACTATGATCACTGGAACAAGCGATTGGGAAGGTAATGAACTAGTAACTGAGGAACAACTCAGAGAGTATCTTGCAGAAGGTACAACTGGCGATGATGACATTGATAACATATGCCATGATCTAGTCCTTGAAGCAGAGACTATCGATGAAGAAGAGATCGACTGGTGGTCAGACAGAAAGGGTTGTACTGAGTATGAATATGAGGTACTAGATGATTAGTAAAAAAGAATTTACAGAACAAGTTGAGAGATTATGTGTGTCTGGTAAAGCAGATATCATGAGTGCTATCTTAAAGATATGCGAACTCAACGGTATAGAACCAGAGGGTGCAAAACGGTTGCTAAGTACTCCTTTGAAAGAAAAACTGGAAGCAGAAGCAGAGAAACTCAAGATGATCAACAGAGAACAATCATCAAGAGCATCTTTGACAAGTTTCTTTGCGACCACTGAATAGGAGAATATTATGAAAGTAGGTGATATAGTCACAATCGTTGCAACAAGTGGCGAGTATGTTGGTAGACTTGATAGCAATGCTGATCGAGTTACATTGAAAGACCCTCGAATGATCGTACAGAATCCACAAGATGGTTCTATGGGATTTGCCAAAGGTGTTGCAGTGACAGGACAAGAAAGTCCTAAAGTCATGACATTTGATTCATATGTCTTTATGGCAGAAACAAATGAAAGAGTCGCAACAGCATGGACTGAAGCAACTAGCGGTATCGTATTGCAGAGTACAGAGATTGCAAAGTAGAGAAGGTCTAGATGCTTATTTGTTGTATCTCGGTATTAAGTTACACTTTCATACCGAGAGTTACGACTTTATCAAGTATAATGGCAAAGTAGATGCTACGCTCAATGCGTACATGAAACGAAAGGATAAGTTTCACTTTGCCAAACTTGCCCGTAAATATGGTGATGAGTTGAAAGACTTCTACATTGCCAATCTTTGTTAAAGAAGAGAGGCATACGAGAAGTTCTAGCATGTAAAAATGGTCAACTACCTATTCTACTCAAAGAGTATATGGGTAAACGAATCTCACCTGAGACTTTGGTTATGATCTTAGATATCACCAAGTGCGAAGAGGTTTGGAACAAGGAGATCACCGATACATTAATCTATCCTGATCTCATGAACAAGATAAACAAATATAGAAGCTTTCTCTCCTTTGATGTGAGAAAGTATGCAGTAAAGTTAAAGGAATTATGCTTACAGTAGTTGGTAATGGACCGAGTCGTTTAGATTATAATCTAGATGAGATCGGCCAGTGGTGGGGTTGTAATAAGGTCTATCTAGATTACACTCCAGAATTATTGTTCTGTGGTGATATTGAAATGCAGAACTTAGTAATACATAGAGATCAGTATTACAAGAAGAATAAGTTATTTTGGATGGGTGCAGAGGTGTTGGACATTTCTGTATTAGAAATGATACAGATGGCGATGAGAGAATCGCATCAAAATATCCGTGAGTTCGTTCATCCAGAAGATACTCACTTTGTAGTCCAAGGCAATATGACCTATTGTGATTTCTTGGGCTTTAATGGTTCCCACAGCGGCAACATAATTATGTATAATAATCAGCTGCTCAAGAACATCTTTACAGGACAAATAGCATTAGGTTATGCTTTAGAGAGTGGTCACCAAGAAGTAGAATTGTTAGGGTTTGATATACTGGATCCAGATATCAATAGTGTTGACAATGTCTACCAAGGTACAGGCAATTCATATGAGCAAGAATATACATATGAAGATAGAGTGAACTTGGCACAGAAAGCTCAGTTCATAGCACTACTCAAACATTATTCAGATCGAAAGGTTTACTTTAAAAAGTCACTAGACGAAAGAGTGCTTATCGATTATACTAAACTTCCTTATTATATAAATAGTAGGGAATGGTTGTTAGGGATAGGTTTCCGTGATGACCATGAGGCATACGGCGAATTGACAGAAATGGAATTCAACTTATGACTCAGAAGATAAAATGCGATACAATGTTAATACAATAGGAGAATACAATGTCGACATTAGATAAATTAAGACAGGCCATGGAGTCTGCTTCACCTTCTCAAGGCAATGAGAAGAAATCCTTTGATGATAATTACTGGAAACCAGAACTCGATAAGAGTGGTAATGGTTATGCAGTAGTTAGATTCTTACCTACACCCACCGATGAGGAGATGCCTTGGGTATCTTACTTCGATCATGGGTTTCAAGGTCCTGGTGGTTGGTACATAGAGAAATCTTTGACCACTATCGGTAAACAAGATCCTGTATCTGAGTACAACACTCAACTTTGGAATACAGGCATCGAAGCCAACAAAGAACAAGCAAGAAAGCAGAAGCGTAGATTACACTATGTTTCTAACATCTATGTGGTTTCTGATCCAAAGAATCCTCAGAACGAGGGTAAAGTCTTCATGTACCGTTATGGTAAGAAGATTTTCGAAATGTTGAAAGAGGCAATTAGTCCTGCATTTGAGGACGAAGCGCCTATCAATCCGTTTGATCTCAGAGGTGAGGGTGCAAACTTCAAAATCAAAATCAGAAAAGTTGATGGTTATTGGAACTACGACAAGTCTGAGTTTGATACACCAGCACCATTATTTGATGATGAAACCAAGTTGAACGATATAAATAGTTCAACTCACTCGTTGAATGAGATCATTTCACCTAGCGAGTTCAAGACTTATGAAGAGTTGAAAACTAAACTCGACAGAGTTCTTGGTCTATCAGGTGGCGTGTCTACATCTACTGCTGAGTCAGTTGCAGAAGACCTAGAAGAAGTGCCTTGGTCCAATGTGAACACTGAAACAGTGGCAGAAGAACCTGTAGTACCATCAGTTGAAGCGTCAGTCGGAGAGAGTACAGACGATGATGCGATGGACTACTTCAAGAGGCTTGCGACAGAGTAAGTTCTCTTGTAAGGGTGCTACTTTGAGGTTGAGTAGCAGAACTGAGACCGTGGATTGGGGGTAACTCAGTAAGGGAAAGATGATGAGTATTGAGAAATGCGGTATCATCGGTCAACGGCGGGAATGCTGTAAAGTTGAGGGGCTAGTTGACATTTTTTTCACTTGACAAAAAGAGGCTAAATCGTTTATACTTCCATATTATGACAATGGTAAAACCAAGAAAACATCCTAAATCTAAACAACCTGAGCCGTTTGATCGTATGCTACGCAGGTTTAAAAAGTCCTGTGATAGAAAAGGTATAGTAAAAGAGGTGAGAGATCGCCAGTATTTTGAGAAACCTTCTTCTATTAAGAATACAAAGAATCAAGCTCAGAAGCGTAAAAGAAAATTGGATGCAATTAAGAAAGCACGAAAAGGATTTAGAAGAGTCTAGTCATGTCTAAATGGCACGGAGGCAAGGGATCGAAAAGACGCCCTTCAGACGAACAAGCATATTCTGATAATTGGGATAGAATCTTTGGTAAGAAAGAACCAGAGATCAAGGTTCGTAAGTCAACTCCTAAACATGCCAATTTACAAGTTCACACCGACCAAACTAAGGTCATCCCTCGTAAAGCAAAGTATAAGAAATTAAGTAGCGAGTGAGGCGTTTAAGCCCATATCATTTACAGGTGCTTGACTCGTTACTGGTGCAGCCCCTTGATATGAGTTGTTATTGACTACTGTAGCATTTGTTTGACTAATACCACCGTCTGCTGAAGCATTTTCACCATCTAGACCATCTTGAGCATTTTGAATTGCCTCTGAAGTTGGCATTGCAACTGAAACATCTATAGTATCAAAGTCGACACCTAGGTCACTGGTCTCTGTTAGACTTGCTGAAGCTTTTGTTGCAGCTTCGTCACCAACATTACCACCAATAATAGAACCTGCAACTGCGCCCACAAGACCACCTACAAATGTACCTATAACTGGCACAACTGAACCGATAGCGGCGCCGGCGGCTGCGCCGGCAGTTGCACCTGCGAGTGAACCTCCAGCTTTACCAGCAGAACCTGCTATTGAATCTTTATATTGTTCTTCTAGTGATTGCATCTCTTCAGGATATAGTGGTCTTTTGCCACCTTCACCGTCATCAATGATTGGTACTTC